AAGCACGTTTTGCGCCGTGGTCAGATCAACTGCATCACATGTTGAGGTGCCACCAACTGCGGAAAACATTGACGTGTATCGCTCACCCACGCGCTGGCGATAGATTTCCGAAAATCCGTTGAATGCTGCGGCGTTGTTGGCGGCGGCGGAAATCGGATTGGCCGCAGTATAAGCCGCCGCCGTCTCGCGATAGAGATAGACCTGCAAGGATTGGTTTGCGCCGTCATTGTGGCTTAGTCGGACATACCGCAGCCGGTATTCATAGCCGGTCACGAAATTGGGCGTTGTCACGCTGGCAACTGTGCCAGACACGGCGCTGTCATAGATCAGCCCGGTGTTTCCGTCCCCAATCGTCACGCCGTCATATGGATGCCAAGATGATGCCTCGTAAACGCTATCCGTCACCCCTTCCCGCATCGCAATCGGGTTGTCGCGCAGTGCCCGTCCCTGTTGCAGCGTGATCGGCTTTTGATACGCAATGACCGCATCTGCTACAGCCGGTTCATTAAGGGTTGTCATGGGTATCTCCTAGAACCACACATAGTCAGCCGTGCCGTCTGGCATACCGGGGCTTGTCTCATCGCCCCAAAATGCCCCTGTCGCCTTTTGCGCATCCGTCGCGCTGGTATAGTCAGCCGGTGCCGTCGCATCATCAAGCCAAAACGAAAACCGCCCGTCTATCCTATACGTTTCCGCCCTGAATTTCACCCTGTCATCGGTGTATTCAACGAAATTGACCTGCACCGGCTCCGCAAGAATAGCGCCGTCGATATCCTGCAACACATAGCTTTCAAACATCAGCCGCGACCCAAGCTTGACCGATGCCCGATCTTTCACGTCCAGCACCCCGGAAACGATATTTGGCGGGTTGGTGTATCGGCCCAAAAGCCGCTCCGAGATAATCCCGACCGACACGTCATTGCCATCCCGACCGAACCACCGCGTCAAGATTTCCTTGTATGCCTCTTGGCCGTAAAGGTTATCGCTCACCGCAGCGATGGTCAGCTTGTCAAAATTCTTGGACGATAGCGCATCATCGGTCCAATCCCTGACCGCATGATAAAACCACAGCGCCGAAATCCGCTGATCTTCACCGCGGTCAACATCAGGGCTACCCTCGATGATGCCATCATCATCCGTCACCGAATAATAGCTTTCCGATGGCAAGAGCGGGGAATTGACCTTGTATTTGATCTCCTGATCGACTGGTTCCCACCAGATCATCACGCCCAACTGGCATAACTCGCCAATCAACTGCGTGACCCCGGTAGGCTTGGACATGATAACCCGGCCAAGCGTCATGCCGGAATACCATGTATTGTTTTCATCCACCCAATCCGCCGATGGAATATAGGCCGGATCAACGCCCGCATATGTGGTCAGCAACTCCTCTGCCGCCTCGTTGATAGTCAAGCCATCAAACACCACGCACTCTTGCACCACGTCGCCGATAGCATGGGTTGCAGCCGTGGTGCCTTCCTGCCCGCGCGTGATCGTCACCACATCAGCAACACGGGTGAATGACATGATTTCCCGGCCAATGCGGATTAATCCGCTGGTGCCATAGTCATCATCCCCGACCCCGGCAGGCGTCAATGTGGCAGTCGTTACCGCCGCGTCAATCGCAGCGATCAACTTGCCGCGCGATGCCGGCGGGCAGACGGCCTTGTCATTGTCCGCAAGGTCAAGCACGTCCTTGGCCGTGATCTGCACCACACCCGCCGCATTCGGCCCGGACAATCCCGTCATGACATAGTGTTCGGTTGGCATGGATGCGACAACATCGCCCGCATAGCCCCGCCGCACCCTGACAGGCAGGCCCATGTAATACGGAAACCGCGCGAACATCCGCGCCAAAAACCTACCACGATCATTCGGATCATAACCAACGGCGTCCGACAGTGCTGCGCCGGAAACACGCTCGGACTGATATTTGTCAAGCCATGTATCGTTGTTGGCGAAGTCTTGCAGATTGGCCGTCACCCGCGCCCGCATCCCCAAGGCGTTCGATTTCGGATCAATGCCGGACAGGTTCAATTCACCCGGTCGGCTTGATACATCGGTTAGCGACGGGAATATGCCAGCGATATCCGGCAGGTTGTCTTCATTGTATCCGAACGTGACTGTCTTTGTGCCGGCGTTGTAATTGGCAGGATCGGCGCAGGTGAATCGACTGTTGAAGCACTTCGCCACCGACCCGCCATGCCATTCCGATGCAGTCGCAGACGTGGTCGGCTTATATCCTGACATGGTTGCGGCTTCTTCAACCTGCGCACCCCAGAACAGCGCCGATTGCAGCGTTCCAAGATAGGTGTCAGACGTGCCATTGTGCAGCCGATAGGCGGTGTTGGCCGATGCCGTGGTCGTTGCCAATGCGCTGATCCAGCACCGATACCACCCGCTGCCGATTGACTGGATGCCCGTGTCGGACGGCGTCCCCGTATCAACCGTGATTGACTGCGTGGCGAGATTGAACCGCACGGAAACAGCCGTTGTAAACGCCGCAGCAGACAGGTTTATCACCGCATTCGTGATCGTTTCAGCCTTGAAAAAGCATGACGCGGTATAGCTTAACCCGGAGGTAAACGAAAATATGGATCGCACAAGATGGGTTGAGTTGACCGCAGTATCCGTCAGCCTGTCCGCCGTGGTTGTGCCGTCAGGTGCCGTAGCCGCATTGGCCGTCACTGTCGATTGGCTTTTGGTCCAATAGGCGTTGTCAAACGCCTCGGAATAAAGCGCAAGATTGGTGCGGATTTCCACATCATCCAGCGATGCGGCACAAGGATAAACGCCAAACGTGCGCGCGCAATAAGGCAGGTCCAGTTCCAACAGCGTGACGGGCTTGCGGCCTAACTCACCCATTGGCGTAAACCCTCGCACTAAATTTGATATTCATCAGATCACGCGGACCGGTGTTCTCAGGACGGATGACCCCGCCTTCCCGCGCGCAATAGTGGATATCCTCTGGATATTTGGTCGGGCGCCATGCGAAAAAGAAGCCCTTGCCCTCACCAAACGAGGCTTGGAAATCCAGCCAAGACGCGCCGCGAATGAATGACGGTTCGATATTCGAAATATCCGCAGCGAGTGTTGCCCCCCGACTGATCACGGATGATCCAAGCAAATGCCCGCCAACGCTCACATTCGACTGCAACTGCACCTCAGTGGGCGTCAGAACGGGCGCGAACCCCTGATACAGCCTGCGCGGGATAATCAGGTCATTGCCAAGGAACGCCACCCCGACAGATAGCAGATCGCCCGCCGTCAATCCGGTAAACCGGAACCGCCAGTAGCGATATGCTGTAGCCGTGGTCGATAGGCGGAAAGCTATCGGCTTGTCGTCGGTCGGAGTGACGGCGGTGATGCCTGCATTTGAATATGAAATGCCGTCCGAACTGTTTTGCATCACGAACGTAGCGCCAAGCGTGAACACATTATGCGCCGCAATCGCAGCGAAGGAAACGACAGTCGCCACGCCCAAATCAACATCGAGGTTGCAAGATGTTGTCGTGATATCCGGTCGCCATTTGTCATAGGTTGACCCAGTGACGGCATTCGCACCTTCGCCACCCGTCAGCGTAGGCGCACCGCCAAGCGTTGCCCCGACCATCAGGTTATCCCAAGCGACAAATGGGTTGTTCAACTCGCCTGCCGTGGTCAGCGCAGTTGTGCGGTCGGTTTCGGTGTAAATCATGCCTGCCTCACATTCAGCCGCCCGCCGTCGCCAAGCCAATCATTTAGCCCGTTGGCGATCATGCTGATTGTATCCTGCGTCGGTTGGAACCCGCCATAGAAATTGATGTTGGCCGTGCGCATTTCGGTTGTTGTCGCGCCAGCCGCAGCCGCTACGGCCCCACCTCCGCCAATCCCTGCCCCGCCCTTGCCGCCGCTCTTGATAGCGTTCACAGCGCCAAGCCCTGCCCCCAGAACCTTTGCAGCCGCCGCGAATTTGGCAAGCGGGGAAAGCCCCGGCGTTGCCAATGTTTGCGCATAAGCCCGCCATGCGTTGATCAATGCTTCCGCCGCGCCAAACGCCCGCCCGATTTTCATCATCTTGTCATTGCCGGATGCCATCGCCTCGGCCATTGATCCAAAGAACGCGCCAGCCTTTTGCAGCCCGTCGCCATAGCGATAGGCGTCAATCGCACCCATCGCATCCGAGTGTTGGCGCTGCGAAGCCTCCATCAATGCGGCATATTCCTGCTGTGTGATAAGCCGCTGATCAAGCGCAGCCTGTAGCGTTTCCTGCTGCCGGGTGAAGCTATCCATCTGGATTTGCTCTTGCGTCATCAGGCTGTTTTGCAACGCCTCAAGATCACCAACAATCGGATTAACGCCACCGCCACCGCCGCCAGAACCCCCACCGCCGCCAGCACCTTCCTGCTTTGGCAAGTAGATCGTTCCCTTGCCCGATGCGCCTTGGCTTACGCCACCAGTCGCGCCACCAAGCATCGCCCCCGGCTGGCTCAACTCCGCCATTGCTTGAGCAGCACTCCACAACGTCGATGCCATCGTCGCGGCATTGGCGATTGCGTTGTCCAGCCAATTCCCGCCGGGTGCTGCGTTGACAAGCGCAACCATCGCGTCCTTGGCGTCGTCAATCTTTCCGGTCACGCCGCTAATCGTGCCTTGGATTTCTTCTGTCTTTGATTTCAGCCTGCCAATTTCTTCCCGCGCCGCGCGATAGGCATCAAGCTGCTTTTTGATTTCCGCCGTTTCCTCTGCCAGCGTGATCAACTTGCCGCGCGTGGCCCCTTCGGCCATCAGCCTGTTGCGCTCGATAAGCAGTTCATTCATCCGCTGGACAAGCAGAACCTCCTCAATGTCGATCCCCAGAGTGATTGCCGCCGCCTGCATCTGGAAAGCCGCCGTGGCATCAGCTAACGACCGCATAGCTTCTTCTAGCGCCTTGGCGTTCTCACTCGCACCACTGAAAGCATTGATCAACAGCGGCAAGGCAATGCCTGCAAGCAAGCCCGCCGCAGCCCCCACCGCACCAAATGCAACGCCGATATCCGGCAACTGGATTGCCAGAGCCTGCACGAAATTACCCGTCGCCATTGTCTGCTGGCCGACCTGCGAAAGCTGCTGAGAAACGCCCCGCATTGATTGCGCAAAACCGCCACCAGCCGCAGCACCTGCGCCAAACTTGGGCGCAATACTCTGGATTTTCACGCCAGCGGTCTGAGCCGATGCGCCAAGGCGTGACAGATCGCCCGTAGCCGTGTTGACCGCGGCCTTGAGATCGGTCGCATCGCCGGTTATCTTGATATTAAGCGCGGCTAGTTCGGCCATTCATCTTGTCCTTGTGTTCCTTGCGCGCTTTGTCCCATTGGGCTTTGCTGAACCCGCCGTCTTTCGATTTCCTGCCCCCGGATATTTCCTCGATCCTGCGGCTTTCGATAATCTTGGCATCCAACTCCACCCACCAATCGTAAACCGGCAAGCCCCAGAATTCGCTCGGCTGTATGTCCCAAGACCGGGCGGCTTGATACGCAGAACGCTCAAAGGCCGCCCATGTTATTCCCCCGATGGCTCCTTATCCCCGCCCTCGATTGTCTCCTGACCGCGCGGCGTCACGATAAGCGCTAGATAGTCCGACGCCACCCCTTTGCCCACCAGCAGCCCCGCGTCAAACACCGCGTCTTGGACCTCTGCCAGCGTCACCTTTTCACCAGCGGCCTTTGCGCCGATGTGGATGATGACCGGCACGTTATCGACGGTGAAAGCAAACTTCGGATGATAGACTTGCCCGACCTGCCCCATCATTGCCTCAAGAGCCGCCTCGCGCGCGATAGCCAGCGGATCGGCTACTTGCCGCGCAATCTCCCGCGCCGCGCCGAAGGTTGCCGCAAGGTCAATCCGCAATCCGCCGAATTCCGCCGTCATGGTGCGCATGGACTATCCTTATGGGTTGGTTGCGGCATAAGTAAGCGTTCCGGTTGACATGAACGTCGCGGTGAATTCCGCAGCGCCATCATGTTCCCCGGTTTGCTCAAAGCTAGAGCAAAGAAACGACCCGGTGATGTTCCCTGTGGTCAGCGGAAACTCAATGTGCAGCGTTTTCGCCGTCACCGATGCGGCCATGATATCGGCCAAAAGGATTTGATCCGATGAAATGCCGGAAACCGTGACTTCAACCTTTACGCGCTGGCATGGACAATCATAGGCGGGTATCTCGGTATGATCTCCTTTCTTCTGCTCATGGTGTTCATGGGTAAGCCGATCAAGGACGATTCCGGCGTGATCTTCATGCTGCTCGGAAATCTTTCGACATTCGCCGGAATGGTCGTTGGCTATTTCTACGGGACGACCAAACAGGCTGCGGAAAAAACTGCGATGATCGCGAAGGCGGGTCCAATTCCCGATGAATACTGCCCACCTGCAAAAGGAAATTAACAATGACCTCCTTTTCCGACATGCTGGCCAACGATCTCCCGCTTATGTTCGCCGACGGGGGAGACGACGCGGTTTTTACCCCGGCGACCGGAGCCACAAAGGCGTGCCACGTGTTCATCGATACAAAGACGATATCGGGCTCCTGGAACACGAGAAGACGCACGTTGCGCAGTTCTGGAAGGCGGGACTATTCAGCCTTTTGTATCTGGTCAGCAAGACCTACCGGCTGAGATGCGAGGTGGCGGCATACCGCGAGCAGCTTAATTGGCCGCCAGCGATCAAAGACAGAACGTATTATGCCAGGCGCTATGCGGAATTCATCGCGGACAAATCGCGGTATGGGCTGGATGTAAGCGTCGAAGAGGCGCTT